CTACCGTTGACTGTAATAATGTTATAATAGAAAATATGAAAAAGTTTATATATTATTTATATAGTTTTAGTTTCACATACATTTCATTTCTATAGATTGAGAAAAAGCGTTTTTCTATTGTAACACTAACAACAAACCCAAAAAAAAACAACATAGTATAGTTTTTCGTTATTATAGTATGAAGACGTATCAAATAAGTTATGATCCTGACCAAAATGAGGGAGTTTATGCACTTAGTGTTGTGAAGTCTCCAGCTATGGAGTCTAAATTCATCACGCTAAAAGAGCAGCAAAGCAAGCCGCTTAAACTTGCTACAATTTCAGAAGATCGCAGGGTATTAATGGGTATCGCTTTAATTCCTGACAAACCTATTTACCGTAATGACCCTGACATGGGTGAATACAATATTGTTTTCAGCAAGGATACAATAGAGAAAGCAGCTTATGATTTTATACGAAAAGGAAACAGCAATAATAGCACGATAGAGCATCAACTAGATTTGGGTAGCGATGCAGTTTCGGTTGTAGAGAGCTGGATCATAGAAGATGATGAAGCAGATAAGTCAAGAAAGTACGGATTTACAGAACCAGTAGGATCATGGGCGGTAACGATGAAGATACACGACGATGCGATTTGGGCAATGGCTAAAGCTGGAGAAATAGAAGGATTTTCAATAGATGGAATATTTAATTTAAACGAAGTAAAAATGAGTGAAGAAAAAAAGCCGACTAAGTTCGAGCAGTTCATGCAATTGTTTGCAGAAGACAAGCCAGAACCAGCTAAGGCAGCCGTAAAGTTAGGCGAGGTAAAAAGCGCTGACGGATCCGTAACAATGGAATTTGAAGGCGAAACGCTAGAAGCTGGCGTTAACATCGCTATTAAAGGCGAGGACGGTAACGTACCAGTTCCAGCAGGCGAATACGAGCTAGATGGCGGTCAGGTGCTAGTAGTAGTAGAAGAAGGTGTAGTTGATTCAGTAGGCGAAAAGGTAGCAGAAGAAGAAGCTGAAATGTCAAATGCTGAATTTGATAAATTGTTAGATGCAATTATGGGTCTAAAAAAAGAAATGGCATCGCAATCTGTAGAGCTAACAGAAGTTAAAACACAACTAGCAACTATTCAAGCAAAACCAGCTAGCGAGGGAATCAAACCGAAAGCAACTAAACTTTCAACAGAAAAAAAAGGAAAATTAACACTAGCCGAAAGACTAGAAAACTTAAATAAGTAAGAAATGGCAACAACAGTAGATATCACTACTAATTACGTAGGAGAAGTAGCAGGAGGCTATTTCTTAGAAATGGTAAAAGAAGCTAACACGATTAGCGAGAATTTAATTAGAGTAATCCCTAACGTACCTGAAAACAACTTGTTTTTACGTCGTATGAATACTACAGACGATTTTGTAGATTATTCATGTGGGTTCACTCCTAGCGGCGAAGTTGATATAAACGAAAAGCAATTAACGCTTAAAAAAATCAAATCGGACAAAGAAGTTTGTAAAGAAGATTTCAGACAATTATGGACGGCTGCAGAAATGGGCTTTAGTGCGTTTAACGACAACGGACTACCTAGCACAGAGCAAGGCTTTATGCTTACCGACATGGGTAACCGTTTAGCTCGTAAGATCGACAAAGACATCTGGCAGGGAGATGGTACAACTGGTAACTTACAAGGTATCTTACCTTTACTTGAAGCAGATGCAACCGTTATAGATGTTGTTGGAGCTAGTGGAGGTATTACAGCGGCAAACGTAGAAGCAGAGCTAGGTAAATTCATTGATGCACATACAGACGAAATTTTACAAGCACCTAACCATGTATTTGGAGTTTCTACGAATGTAATCAGAGCTATCAAAAGAGCTTACGGAACACAAGCAAGATCAAACGGTACTTTCTTGAATCCTAACGAATTTGATTTTGAGGGTTACACGTTAACTGAAATCAAAGGATTGCCAGCTAGTAGAATGGTAGGATATAACCGTGATAACATCGTAATCGGTATGTCTGCACAGTCTGACTTTAACGAGATTCGTATTAAAGATATGGGAGATGTTGATTTGAGCGGACAAATAAGAACTAAGATGGTTTTATCTGCAGGTGTTGAGTACGCTTACGGTGCTGAAATCGTTCTTTATACCCCAGCAGCGTAATGAGTTGTGAGATAGGAAAAGGACGCTTAGAGCCGTGTAAAAATACGCTAGGAGGGCTGAAAAATGCCTTCTTTGCGAATTTTTCAGAAGCTGATGGTGCGTTCACATTGACAGGGAATGAAGTAACAGACATAGGCGTAGGCTTAACGACTGTTTACAAATGGGACTTACTCGCTGACGGTAACACGTTAGATGAGGAATTGGTGGCAGATACTAGTGCAGGGACTAGAGTTAATACACAAACTTTAACTTTGGCACTTAAAAAGCAAGATTTAGCGACAGCTGAACAGATTGATTTAATCGCAGCGGGTCGTCCTGTGGTTATTGTTCAAGATCGTAATGATAACTATAAGGTAATAGGTATAACTGAAGGCTTAAACTTAACTTCTGGTAGTGCTACTAGCGGAGGTGCAAAGGCAGAATTTAACGGTTATAACTTAACGTTAGTAGGGACAGAGGGCGCTTATGCTCCTTTCTTAGATTCTACAACGGTAACAGCTTTACTCGCTTTGGTGGACGCTACTCCAATTGATCCAAGCGCATAAAACATTTTGTTTTGTTTCAAGAAGCCCCTTACTAACGGAACTGTAAGGGGTTTTTTTATGTTAAAAGGTTTCGCTCTTTTAGTTGTTCTCTTAAATCAATAGAGAATTGCATATATTTTAAAACTTCATCTACAGTGCAATTTTTATCATATTTCAAATCTAAGTAAGCGTCTATAAATAGAAACTCTAAAACGTGTATGTTATAAATCTCCTTTTTATTTTCGCATTTTGAAACAACGGTTAGTTTTTCCTTTGCTATGTCGTACTCTAAATTTTTAAAAATCATTTTTTTACGCAAATATAAAACAAAAAACTATATATTTTCGTTAATATAGTATGAAAGTATTTAAGCCTGAAAACAATCCAGTTCACGATTTTAAAATCGTTAGCAATGTAGGCAGAAATTTAGTATTTACTTTAAATGACTTTAAAAATAGAGTCATTGAAGATGGTGGCGTTTTTGAGTCTACGGCTTGCTTATCTGATTTGGATAGAGTAGAGTTGTTAATTGATGGCGTTAGTGTTTTTCTAGATTATGGAAATTATAAAGATGGCTATTTAAGCGGTAAAATTACTTTTGACTTTGAGGAGGGTCGCCAATACAAAATAACAACTAATCCAGACATATATAAAGGCAAGGCATTTGCGACGGATCAAAGCGATTTAGACGGCTATGTAATTAACCCTGTTAACGGTAATGTGATAGATTTATGAAAATTATACAATTAAACAACTACGTTAAACCTGTAATTGAAGAGGTCAAGAATAAAGATTGGGTTTTAAATGGTAAAAATAACGACTATTTCGACTATGTTAAATATCGTTATATTGGCAGCCCGACAAACGCGGCTATTATAGACACTTACAGATCATTAACGTTCGGTAAAGGTTTAGCAGCTAAGAACGCATCTAGAAAGCCGTTAGAGTGGGTAAAACTGCTTTCTATATTAGACAAAAAAGACTTAAAAAAGGTTGTTGAAGAGTTCCTTTTGCAAGGAAATGCAGCCTTTCAAGTGATTCAAAACAAGCAAGGAAACGAGCCTGCAAAAATAAAGCATATCCCTGTTAAGACACTAGCTCCTCAAAAGGCAAATGAAGATGGAGAGGTAGAGGGTTACTGGTATTGCACAAGCTGGAAGGACTACAGAAAGGCAGAATTTGAGCCGCAATATTTTGAAAAGTGGACGCCTGACACAAAAGCTGCAATAAGCATCGTTTATATTAACGATTGTGAAAGTGATATAAATTATTATTCTTTACCTAAATATCAAAGCGGCTTGCAATATGCCGAAATGGAGGAAGAGGTAAGTAACTACTACATAAACCATATTAAGAATGGGTTTAGTTTTGGTTACGTTGTTAATATGAACAATGGTATTCCTGCCACCGAAGAAGACCGCTACGAAATAGAACAAAGAATTAAGAACCAATTAACTGGAAGCTCTAACGCTGGTAAAATGGTGATCAGCTTTAACAATGGTAAGGAAGCCGAAATTACAATAGTACCAATAGTAGGGAATAGCAGCCATAAGCAATGGGAAACGGTTAACAAAGAAGCAGAAGAGAAACTTATGCGTTCTCATAGAGTTGTTAGCCCTATGCTATTTGGAATTAAGAATAATACAGGCTTAGGCAATAATGCAGACGAATTAGACACGGCACTTAAGCTGACTATGGACATGGTTATAAACCCTATTCAATACTTTATACTGGACTTTATTGATCCAGTATTGCAAGCAGCTGGGGTTAATTTAGATTTATACTTTAAGCCTATTAATGAACAGGAGCAGCAAGAGCAAGCCGAAGAGCCACAGCAAGCTGTAACAGAATTAAGTGAGACCGAACCAAACCCTAGCCAGTTCTTAATCGACTTAGGCGAGGAGGAGCCTAACGCAGATGAATGGGAGTTGATTACAGAAGAAACGATAAAGGGAAGACCTTTACAAGATGCAGCATTACAATTAGCAGCGTTACCTAGCACACCTCGAAATAAGAGTGATCAGGACAACGACTTATTTAAAGTAAGATATGTTTATGCAGGAAATAAAACGGGACAACGTCAATTTTGCAAAGATATGTTAGCGGCTAAAAAGGTTTATAGATTTGAAGATATAGACGCTGCAAAAAATAAAATAGTACAAGCTGGAATGGGTCCTAATGGAGCTGATACTTATGATGTCTGGCTTTGGAAAGGCGGCGTTAATTGCAAGCATTTTTGGGAACGTAGAGTGTATTTAAGAAAAAACAATAAACGTATTTCAGTTAATGAAGCAAGGCGTAGAATTTTAGATTTAGATCCTAGCGATAGAGCAGAATTTAGATTACCTGAAAATGACAAAAAAGTAGCTAAACGCCCTCATGATATGCCTAGAGGTGGCAGGTTACCGAAATAAAATTAAAACCCCTATCTAATTGGTAGGGGTTTTTGTTATTCACAATCGTAAGTTTTAACGACCTTTGTTTTTGGTTTACTACTAAGTCTAGTTTTTTTTCTATCCATTTCAATTAGTAATTCAGCATCTTCAATAGTTTTGTGAGTGTTGCACTCACGACCATTTTCATCTAGTATCTCAAACCAAAAAGGAAAATACCACAAACGTTTTTGTACCTCAAGACCTAAATATTTATCTTTCACTATTCTGTACTGCCTTTTGCAAAATTTCATATTCATGTTTTTAAATTTAAAACAAATATACAACTTTTTCCGTTAATATAACATGGCAGATCAAGCATTATTTATAACACCCGCGGAACTAGTTAAAAACACGCCTATCGGTGGTAATGTCGATAAGGATCGTTATACGTTTCTAATTTATGAAAAGCAACGCTTTCTAATTGAAGATATTCTAGGAACAGCACTATATGATAAGATTGCAGCGGATATACTCGCAGGCACACCCTTAACAGGTCATTATTTAACGATTCATGTAGAGTATTTAAAGTCTATTCTATATGCTGCGGTGTTTGCTGAATACGTCTTAATGGGTCAATACAACGTTCAAGATTCAGGGATATACAAAGCAACGCCAAACAATAGCGAAAGCGCTCCAGTTGATGAAGTTAGGTTTCTAGCTGCTAATTACGAAGCAAGAGCAGACGTATGGATTGGGCGTTTAAACAAGTATCTATGCGATAAAGGGAATGAGATTCCTGAATATAGAGATAGCCAGCCTAATGACTACGATCAGAAACCGCAAAGAGATGTGAATATGGTCGGAGGTTTCTATTTACCTACTAAGCGAGTTAAGAAGTGGTACTATGAGGATATTTAGGGGGCGCTTAGAACCATGCAAAGACAATTTAGGCGGTATAAAAGAAGTTTATTTGTTTTCGTATGATTACGATAAGGCAAAGTTAGCAACTGGCAAGCGTGGTGTATCAATTACTAGCTACCCTAGCACCATCATTTTCAAATATGATGTTAAGGACGGTAATTTTACAGAAAATAGGAGTGATGAGTTAGGCGATTGGTCGCAAGATTTGAGCTTCACACTACCAAATCAAAACGCATTAGATTCTTTTGAGATTGAAAAATTGATGAGATTAGAATTAGGCGTTATTATTTTAGAGTGGAGTGGTGTTTATAGGCTTATTGGCGCTGAAAACGGTTGCAATATTGATAGTTCAAAGGTTTCAAGCGGTGGAGGTCATGCAGACTTTAACGGTTACAATATAGCAATAAGCGGAAAAGAGAGATATAAGTCACCTCAAATAATAGACTTTGCAAATAGTGGGTTTACGGATAACGAGATTGCAATTTTAGCGAATAGATTTAACAATAGAGTAATACAGGATAGTGGAGAATTTGAAAGTAAACAATGCCTTTTTGAAACACTAGAAGAAATGGATATATTATGAGCTTAGAAAATACAAAATTACTAATAACGCCAAACGGTTACAAAGCTGGTAAGTTGTATAGTGCCTTACCAGAAAGCGGGGCGGGCGATTCTATATTTGAAAGAGCAACAACGGCAACGCGTGTAAATGCTGATGGGCTTATAGAGGAGGTCGGTTTAAACGTTCCTAGAGTTGATTACCCTGTATTGGGTGGATGCCCTAGTTTATTGTTAGAACCGCAAAGGACTAATTTGCTTAGTTATAGTGAGGAGTTTGACAATTCGATTTGGATTAAATCTAATGCAATAATTGATCCTAATGCCACAACTGCGCCTGATGGCACATTGACTGCTGATAAACTAGTTGAGTCAGTAGGTACAAATAATAAACAGATTTTTCAACTTCTATCATCATCAAATAAAGTATTTACCTTTTCTGTTTTTGCAAAAAAAGGAGAGCGTGATATATTGCAAATAGTGTTAGGTGGATCAGCTTTTGAAGAAGGTGCAGTTTTTGCAAATTTTGATTTAACAAATGCAACTATACCGCTAGGTGTTTTTTTAAATGCTTATATAATTTCTTTTAACGATGATTGGTATAAATGTACTATTAGTGCAACACCATTAGCAGCTGCAACAATAAGTGTATCTTTACAACCAAAACCATTGACAACATCTACAAGAGCTCAATTCTATCAAGGCGATGGTACAAGCGGTGTTTTTATATGGGGCGCACAAATAGAAGAAGGCACACAAGCAAGTTCCTACATACCAACAGTAGCAAGTTCGGTAACACGCAACACAGACGTTTTAAGCAACAATATGATCGCCACGGTAGATAGTACCTATACCGCTTTATTAGACGTAAGCGCAAGCGATAGCAGACTTAAAATAGAAGGTGGCACTACTGGTTTTGATTTGCCATTAAACGGATCAGGAAGGATAGTTATGGTCGTGGATAGTGATATCAAATTCTATTTTCCAGACAACGGACAAGCTACAACGGTGCTGACCTATGCAAAGCCTAGCGATTTGCGTAATATAGATGTATTAAGCAAAATTAACGAGACTAAAATAAAAGTAATAGCCGTAGAAAATGGTGTTGCTTTGCAGTCACGCATAAATAGTTGGGTCAGTGGCATTGTTAGTAGTTACTTTATTGATACGGATTGGAGTTTAGAAGCTAGTTTTACGGTTGAGTTTAGGAATAGCGATTGGGATTATTTCCCGTTGATTAATACAAGCAATGGTACTAGTTTTCAAGCTGCATGGTTTAACAACAGCTTAACGTCATTTCCTAGATTAAACATGGACAAAGGAACTAGTTTTGCAGATGCATGGCGAGATAACAACCTAATAACATGGCTACCCAACTATTTTGATACTTGCGTAGGTACTAATTTTGATAGAGCATGGTTAATAAACGCAATAGACCAGACAGGAGTAGATAATATTCTAGTAAGTATTAACACTGCAAGGCTTGCAGGAGTGCAAACTGGCACAACCAAAGTAATAGGGCTTAATGGTGGCACAAACGCAACACCGAGCGCAACGGGGCAAGCTGCAACGGATGCACTACGAGCAGATGGATGGACAGTAAACTTAAACGGATATTAAAATGAATATATACCAATTAAAATATACAGACAAGCAAGCAGCTATCTTTGACCTAATGGACAAAGGGGTACTTTTAAAGAAGCTAGCATACGAGGACGAGCCGCTAAGAGTAACACCCAACACCGAGATCACAAAAGCGGTGGTTTGGATAGGGCAAATAGTAGACGTACCTGCAACCGAGGATACAGAAGCTACCTATATAGATGGCTATCACGTAGACGTAATGCTAACAGAAACTAGAGATTTTGGAAGTGCTGAAACATTGCCGAAAACTCCAGCACATAAATTTGCTGTGAAACAATGAAAGTAATAGTGTGTATTGCTTATATAATATAGATTGTGGCGAAAACATAATATTTGAAAGATGCAAATGGATGCAATGGACTGGCTTGAATTATTTCTGGCATTGGTTAAGATTAAAACAACCAAAAAATGATTTACCAATAGAAATTAAATAAACGATTTGACGAGATAATAAAATGATTAAATTTTTGCAAGAGAACTGGGAAGTATTAGTAGGGCTTATAGGGTCAGTAACCGCATATTTCGGTGGTAAGAAGATACAACAACACAACGAGAAGAAACTAGAAACAGACGCTTTAAAGTCAATGCAAGACGTTTATGATAGATTCATACAGCAAACAGATAGAAACTTCACAGAAATGCAAGAAGAAATAAAAACACTTAAAGAACTTTTAAACAAATACATAAGTCAATGTAGTAAGTGTGAAAACAACAGACTATGAGATTAACTAAAAATTTTGTCTTAGATGAGTTTTTGTATAGTGATTTCTATGATACGGAACAACAACAAAGGGTTATGGAATCGTTTATAGATAACGAAAGTGAGCTATTAACTAACATTACGGAACTAGCTAAGAATCTACAAGTATTAAGAGATTACTTAAAACGTCCTATTCACATTAATATCGCTTACCGTCCTAAATGGTATGAACTTCTTAAAGGGCGTTCTGGCGGTTCTAAGCACGTTCTAGGAATGGCAGCAGATATAAGAGTAAAAGGTTTGTCAACTAGCAAGGTAAGGGCTGCAATAGAGTATTTAATTAGCATAGGTAAAATGAAACAAGGCGGAATAGGTAAGTATAACACATTTACTCATTTTGATATTAGAGGATATACTGCAAGGTGGGATTTTAGAAAATAATTATGAAAGACAATCCAAAATTAAGAAAAAACGGAGGACCAGGGACTTTCTTTGGTAACCTGTGGAGAGCTGTTGTAAAAAATAACATTCCTTTAGGTGAAACTATTGTTGATGCTATTGATAAAAAAGATGTTGGTAAAATATTTGAATCTATTAGCAATGACAGTGAATTGACAGAATATCAAAAGGAAATACTACTAGCTAATTTACAACAGGATGTTACTGAAATGGAAGAGGTAACAAAGCGTTGGCAGTCTGATATGTCATCTGATAGTTGGTGGAGTAAGAATATAAGACCTTTAAGCCTTGCTTTTTTAACAATATCACTATTCCTATATATTATATTAGATAGTGCCTTAGAAGAATTTAAAATAGATAAGGCGTGGATAGATTTATTATCTTCTTTATTACTTTTAGTGTACGGTGGTTACTATGGAGCAAGGGCAGTTGAAAAGGTTGCTAAGATTAGAAAAAATTAATTGCCGAAAAGCTTTTAAATTAATAAAATAGTTGTATATTTGCAACGTGTTTTTAATTGATTCTTTTGTATTTACCCTATCTGATTAATTTCGGATAGGGTTTTTATTACACTAATACTTAATATTATGCCAGATATATCAATGTGCCGCTCAACTGTTTGCAAAGCGCGGTTAAGCTGTTACAGATTCACAGCAACACCAAACGGACAATACCAATCATATTTTAACTTCACACCTAAAGACGACAACGGATGCGAGAACAAATTAGACCTAGACTAAGCGGCGGAAAATTAGCCGCTCACATTAACATTACTAAAAAAGAAAGCAGAATACTAGAAATAGGCGACTTACATTGCCCTTTTGATTTAGATGCTTATCTTCAGCATTGCATTGATACCTACAACAACTATAATTGCAATCAAGTTGTGTTTATAGGAGATGTAATCGACTCGCATTATTCTAGCTACCACGAGACAGACCCTGATGGAATGGGTGGAGGAGATGAGTTAGACTTAGCTATAAAGAGACTAGGGCGTTATTACAAGGCTTTTCCTAACGCAGATGTATTGATAGGTAACCATGATAGGATTATAAGGCGTAAAGCGTTTACAGGCGGTATTCCTAAGCGGTGGATAAAGCCGTTTGCGGATGTGTTAGAAACGCCTAACTGGAACTTTACCGACAGAATAGTTTACAACGACGTTCAATATATTCATGGAGAAGCTGGAACGGCTCGCACTAAATGTAAGGCGGATATGATGTCAACTGTTCAAGGTCATTTACATACTCAAATGTATGTAGATTGGTTTGTCGGTGCTAATTTTAAGATTTTTGGTAAGCAAATAGGCTGCGGAATAGATCATGATGCATACGCCCTAGCCTATGCTAAAAGAGGTAAGAAACCAGCGATTGGAGTTGGTGTAACTATTGGCGGTCATACTTCTTTTAATGTACCTATGGAACTTTAACATTTTTTAATTAGCAACTTATTAATATTTTTTACTATATTTGCGTATCATTAATTTAAAAAGATACAATAATGAAAACAAAAACAAAAGTAGTTAAGCTTGGGAGTGGTATTACAACCATTCAAACACTTAACAAAAACGGGAGTATAACAGTTGAAATAGGTAAGCCATGGAAATAAAGAATGATATGGACTTGACCGATTTAAGAATCTTAATAGAAGATCATTTTAAATTAAACTTAAATACAAGGTCGAGAGAGATTGAGTACATCAACGCTAGGTGCTTGTATTATCACACCGCTATTAATTTACTAGGTTTTAACAAAAAGAAAGTAAGTTTAAGCGTTGGTTATGATAGGTTAACTGTTATAAATAGTTTAAATAGATTTGAAGAATTATATATAAAGTATGATGAATTTAGATCGTGCTTTAAGAAAATTAAAATTAAACTAGGTCTGGAGACAGAAAAACCTAAGTTAAAGACTCCAGATTTAAGCGATGAATTTAATGAAGTAGCTCATATTTTAAGAGACTTGACCGATGAGGAGATAAAAGAGTTTATTCCTCGTGTAGATATTTATAAAAAATCAGTAATGTATAACCGTAAAAAGAAAGAGGAATGGACAAGATAGGAATAAGAGAAAAAATCTTTAATGCTAAAAAAGAAATAGGGCAAATTGCAAAAGACAGCACCAACCCTTTTTTTAAAAGCAAATATTTTGATGTTAACTCACTTTTGCAGCACGTAGAACCTATACTAGACGATCATAGACTTTTATTATTGCAGCCTATAAAAGATGGGTATGTGTTTACGCAAATACTAGATATTGATTCCGATGAGTTGGTAGAATCTGGTGTAGCACTTCCACAATTGACAGACCCTCAAAAATTAGGTAGTGCAATTACTTATTTTAGGAGGTACACTTTGCAGTCTCTTTTAGGCTTACAAGCAGAAGACGACGACGGAAATAAAGCAGCAAAGCCGGCAATTAAAAAATTAGAGGTTTTAGATGAAACGCATCCTAAGTGGGATAAGGCTGTTGCAGCGTTAAAGGCTGGAGCGGTAACGATAGAACAACTTAAAAAGAGTTACCATGTCAAAGGAAAACTATAAGTTTAGATGCAGAGCCAGCGCACTAGGTAAGATCATGGGTGTGCGTGGCTTAGGTAAAACAGGTCAGGGATATGTAGAAGAATGGCTTAAAGAACAAATCTACGGCGTTCGTAAAGAGTTTACAAGCAAGTACACCGACAAAGGCAATACAAACGAGGATATCGCTATTGATATGGCAGCAGCTTCAATAAACGAGCCAATGTTACTTAAAAACGATGAATGGTTTGAAAACGATTATATTCATGGAACGCCTGACGTGGTTTTGCCTAAAATGATAATAGATGTTAAATGCAGTTGGGATGCTTTCAGTTTTCCTTTATTTGAAAAGGATTTGCCTAACAAAGATTATTACTGGCAGTTACAGGCTTATATGTGGTTAACTGGTAAAAGTAAAGGAAAAGTTGTATATTGCCTAACAGAAACAGACCACGATAACCCTCAATATAAAGGCGTGCCTAATGAAAAGAAAGTAAAAGTTTTCGATGTGGCTTATGATGAATCTGCTATTGAAAAGATCAAAGAAAGAGTAAACGAGTGTAATGAATATTTAAAACAATTAACAAATGGAAATTAAAGGAAAAGTAAAACACGTAGGAACTACGGAAACAGTAGGAAGTAATGGCTTTCAAAAAAGATTGATAGCTGTTGAAACCACAGAACAATATCCGCAAACATTGGGTATCGAGTTTGTGCAGGACAAAACGGCATTGTTAGACAGCATTAATTTAGGAGACAGTGTTACAATTGGAATCAATTTAAGAGGTCGTGAGTGGACTAATCCACAAGGCGAAACTAAATATTTCAATTCAATAGCTGGCTGGAAGATTGCCGTTGATAGTCAGGCGGAAACGAATAACGAAAGCGCACAAGATGGAGATGACTTACCATTCTAGCCCAACCCAACAAAAGGAACAGATCGAGCGGCTCATAGCGAGCGGCTCGGTTCATCCTGACAATCCTTTTTTAATAGAAATAAATAAAAAATACAGAGAATTATGCGACCAAGTTTAAAAGAAGTAGAAAAATATTTTAAAGATGCTTTAGAAATTGAGTGCCTAAGTAATGGCGTGATAATAAACGTAAATGATTTTACTGGTGAAGGCATTCACGAATTTAATGGAAATTATTGGGCTGATTATACGAATATTATCGATAACAGTATTTTGTTATGGTCTAAAAATAAAGAGTGCTACGCAAAAATAACTAAATACAAGACCGAACCTACCATGAATCACTACGGTAACAGACCCGACGTTATAGACTTCAACAAAAAGTATGACCTAAATTTTAATCTAGGATCAGCTGTTAAATATCTAGCACGAGCTGGAAAGAAACAAAACGAAACAAAGCAAAGCGATCTTAAAAAAGCAATCGACTTCATAACTAGAGAATTAGAAGTTATCGAACCTGAAACGGTTAATGCTAAAGATGGTCTTGAAGTTGGGAAGTGGTATCATACGCATAGCGGCAAGGGCTTACTTATGTGGAATGGTGGTAATATTACAAACGGTTTTTGGGATGGTTGTTATCTAAACAACAAATGGTATTTTATTAGTTGCGATATAGATAAACCCGCAACCAACGAAGAAGTTAAAACGGCTTTAATTAAAGAAGCGCAAAGGCGTTATAATATTGGGGATAGATTAACTTGTATTTTAGGAGGTAGAAACATTAGTCGCAAAATAGGAGATAAATATACTTTTGCAGTAGAGGGTAGTTTGTGGGTTAATGTGATTCCTTATGGTGGAGAATACTCTATATGCATATTTAAGGACGGTAAATGGGCGAGTCATGTCTAGTATATCGCTATTCCCAAAAGGATATCCTACAAAGGATGACCCTACAAAGTTTGCACCTAGTCGCATACCTGAAAAAGACCTACAACTAGAGACGTATTTTGACCATATCAAAGACGGCTACTGGCAAGATGAAGTACTCGCTTACCGTACTGGTAAGATACAAAAGACACAACTACGAGGTGTTACACCTTGCGGAACGTTTAATAAAAGAGCTGCAAAGGAGCTTATAGAGCCTAGCGGTGTGATAGCTATTGACATAGACCAACAGGACCAAATAGATGGCTTAGACTTAAACAAAGTACGCATACGCTTAATGAGTGATAGCTATACGCACGCTGTGCATGATTCTGCAAGCGGTAACGGTGGTATGGCTTTATATGTTAAGATCGACCCTAAAAGGCATAAAGATGCTTTCTTAGGACTTGAAAAGTATTTTGCTAATGAGTATGGCGTTATAATAGATAAGAGCTGTAAGGACGTGAGCCGTTTTAGATTTGTGAGCTACGACCCTGACTTATTTTACAACCCTAGAAGTAAGACCTTTAAGACCTACTTAAAGAAAGCTGAAAAGCCTAATCCTAATCGCTCTTCTTATATTCATACAAGTGAAGATCTAGATCATGTATGGGAGCAAATAGCGCAAAAGGGATACGACATTTGCCATGATTATAGCGACTGGATTCGTTGCGCAATGGCATTATCTAATCACTACGGTGGGCAAAAGGGACTAGACTTATTTCACTTAGTCAGCCAGAACTCTAGCAAATACGATGCTAAGGCTTGTGATGATCTTTATAGCACCGTAAGCAAACGTGCTTACAATGATGTTTCAATAGGTACACTTCTATTCCTTGCAAAGAACCAAGGTGTTGAAATCAAAACGCCTAAGACACGAGAGATTGAAGCCGTGGTAAAACAAAGGGTCAAAGCTGTAGGAACGAACGGTGGAGCTGCGACCAAAGAAAATGCCGTTGCAGATGCTGAAAAGTTCTTAGTTGATCAAAAAGGACACGACGAAGTAAGCATAAGAGAGGTAGCTAAGCAAGTACTAGAGTTAACGCCTAATGAGTTAAACCAAAATACAGGCGACCTTATAACCGATTTAGAGACGTTTGTGGAGGGTTTACCGCTTAAGTTCAATGAGGTAACCATGCACTATGAATATGAGGGTAAAGAGATGCGAGAGCGTGATTGGAATAACTTGTACATTAGCTCGCTTAAAGTGGTTTCGGATAAGATCAGCCAGCAACGATTTGAGTTAATTGTAAGGAGTGAAAACGTGCCTAGCTACAACCCTTTTGAACTATACTTTGAGCGCAATAAGCACCGTAATAGTAAAGGCAATTTTGATGCACTTTGCAAAGCTATAACGCACGAGCAGAAGTTTGAGCTAAAAGGACAGGAGTATATCGCTAATGACTACCTGCAAACCTACCTAAAGAAATGGTTGCTAGGAATGATAAGCGCAATGAATGGTACTTACTCGCTACTTATTTTAGTTCTTACAGGTGGTCAAGGTACAAGCAAGACTAAATTCTTTCGCACGCTATTACCTGATGCGCTTATGCAATATTATGGAGAAACTGAACTAGATAAGGGCAAAGATGATGAGCTATTAATGACACAAAAGATTCTACTACTAGATGATGAGTTTGGCGGTAAGTCTAAAAAAGATGCTAAGAAACTTAAGAACCTTTCTAGTAAGCAATTCTTTAACATAAGACCGCCTTACGGCAAGCGAAATGAAGACATTAAACGCTATGCGGTTTTAGCGGGTACTTCTAATGATGACGAAATCATAAACGACCCAACAGGAAACAGGCGTATCATACCGCTTAGGGTTACATCAATTGACTTTCAAGCACTATCTAAGATCGACAAAGACGAACTGTTTATGGAGCTATATAGAGAATGGCAAGAAACAGGAGACGATTGGATGTTAACTAAAGAAGATATACAAATTCTTAGAGAGTGCACCACGTACAATGAGACGCCTAGCCCTGAGGAAGAACTGGCTATTCAGTATTTTGAAGTGCCAATGGAGGATGAATTAGGATCGGCAAAGTGTTCGTTTTTATCGACTACTGAAATTGTAAACATCATTACAAATCGCAGTTTGACTAGAATTCCGATAAATGTTTATAAATTTGGAGCGGTTCTGAAAAAATTAGGCTTTGAAAAAAGAACAGTTCGAGACGGAAATAATGTTAAGGGCGGCTATTATGTAATTGAAAAGAGTATGTAGTTAACAACAGTTGGCAATTGATCGACTTATAATTGATTAATTGCCAATATGTTACAATGTAACGTCGAAAAAACTCAAAAACTCTTATAGCGAAAACATAAAACTCAAACGAAACTATATAAATAATATATAAAAGTTTCAATAAAGTATTATTACATTGATACATATTGAAGATCAATGAGTTAAAAATGAGTTGTAATAGTAGGTATTATTACATTAACAAATGATAAACAACTTGCATAGTAATATAAAAGCGATTACATTTGCATAACAATTAAAAACAAAATGAAATGAAACTATTTGAAACAGACTGGGGTATTAATGAATCCCCAACAGATGAAACAGAAATCACAACTACAATACTATATTTCAGTAAAGAAGAATTAAAAGAGTTTAAGTCTTTATGTAAAAAAGGTATGAAATTTGAGTACGGTAGTGATGTATTTGAAAAGGGTAATTTAAGCAATTTTTTATTAAAAATTTTAAAAAAATATGAAAACGTATAAACTAAAAAGAGTATTAACACAAAAGCAAGGAGATAAGCTAAAAAAGAAGTTTTTAAACAAAAAGCATTATAATATACTTATAACGGAAGATGCTGATGGTTATGATTTAAACGGGAACCTTTTGTTCAAGTACAGGAAAAACCAAGTTCCTGATGAAATATTACATTTAGGTTATAACTCATTTAAAGATAGTATTGAGCTAACTGAAAGCAGGGGTGCAGCAAGTGGGAGCAGCCATAAAAGGATTAGGAAAGATGGTAGTGTTAGTAATATAACTGTAGGAAACAAGGTTGAGTCGGGTAGTGTAGGTTATATGGATAAGAGTGCTATGGTTCATTATTGTAGGAAAACTGCATTTGCAAGAAAATACTTTGACAAGTTTAAGGAAGGTATCCCTTTTGTTGAATATATTAGTGAAAAGTATGAAGAACTTTGCCCAAAGTATTTTAAAAAGCAAAAAGATATTGCATTAGGTACAAATAAAAACTATGTAATAGGTAATAGTTGTTTTACGACTGTAACTGTTAATAAAAACTTTAGGACTGCAGTCCACAAAGATAGTGGTGACTTTTCAGAAGGTTTTGGTAACCTTGTCGTGTATCGTGAGGGTAATTACGATGGTGGTTATTTTTGTTTGCCTGAATATGGTGTCGCTATAGATATGCAAAATAACGACTTGCTATTTGCTGATGTCCATAAATGGCACGGAAACACAGAAATAACAAACAAAAGTGAAGATTGGCTTCGCATTAGTTTTGTACTTTATTATAGAGAATATATGTACAAGTGCCAACAACCAAAAGAACAATTAGAACAAATTAAACAAGATAATACAGGTTATTTAACTTTATAAACTATGGAAAATATATTTATACCTACTAAAAACAGGGTGGAAAACTCTACACTATTAAAGTTTGCAGAACAACAAAAACAAGAAGTTTTTATTGTTGTTGAACCGCAAGAATATAAATCCTATAAAAACACTTTTCCTAATTTTAAATATATTATTCTGCCAGAAAATAATGGTGGGATAACATACGTAAGGAACTACATAAAGGAATACTCCGAAAAAAATGAAATGGATAATTATTGGCAGTTAGATGACGATATTACTGGGTTTTTTTACAGGGAAGGAACAAAACTTATAAAGGATGATTTTTCTGTTTTATCTAAGGCTGCCGAACAATTTAAAAGTAACTCTATTTCATTAGGGGGGTTAGAGTATAGGCAATTTGCTTGGTCTGCTTCAAAAGATTTTGTATTAGATAGTTTTTGCGATTCCTGCGTGTTTGTTGACAACACAAAAACAAAAGGGTTAAGGTACAGGAAATACCTTGAAGGGAAGGAGGATCGTGATTTTGCAATGCAGGTAATATCATTGGGAGGTAAAACGGCAAGGACTACCCTTTATGCGTTTTCAGCGCCAGCTAATGGAAGCAACGCTGGTGGTCTAAAAGAAATATTTTACGACATCGGAAAAGAGGAGATTGCTGTTTCTAGGATGGTGGAGGTATGGGGTAAAAATATTTGCGTACCCATTGTAAAGCCTAGCGGTAGGAACGATATCAAGATAATGTGGAAAAAAATTAATAGTAACCAATTAGAAATATTTTAAAATGATAAAAATAACAAACGAAGATAATATGCAACTAATGGCAAGGTATGAAGATAATCATTTTGACCTTGCTATTGTAGACCCACCTTACGGAATAGGTGCGGGAAGTAAAAAGTTTATAAATAGAACAGCTAATAAAAAAGCAGAATCATTTTATAGAGATAATGATTGGGATATTGCACCAAATAAAGAATATTTTAATGAGTTAAAAAGGGTTTCTAAAAATTACATTATTTGGGGTGGAAATTACTTTACTAATTTACTAGATCCTGCAAGATGTTATATTGTTTGGGATAAAAAAACAGGTGATAATAGTTATGCTGATTGTGAACTAGCTTTAACTAATATAGATGGAAACGCAAGAGTTTTTACGAAATTTTGGTTGGGTGCTCACGCTAATAATGGAACACCAAGAATACACCCGACCGAAAAACCAATACAGCTTTATGAATGGCTATTAGACACTTATGCAAAGAAAGGTTTTAAAATATTAGACACACATTTAGGAAGTGGCTCAATCGCATTAGCGTGCCATAATAGAGGGTTTGATTTAACTGCTTGCGAACTAGATACCGACTACTACAACGCAGCAATGAAAAGACTTAAACAACACCAATCACAACAAACACTATTTTAAAATGAAAAACAAAGATTTAGAAAACTTAACAGCATCAGTAATATGCAGCCAGTTATTACTTCACTACTTAGAAGAAATAAAGCACACTCGATATTACAAGGGCAAACTAAAAGAAGCTACTAGAGCCGCTATAATTCAGTTAATGAAAGTAGAGCGCAAAGAGTTTGATAAGCTAGCAGAAACCGAGGGAGATATACCACATCAAATCAGTAGCAACCTAATAGAGATAGTAAGCTTATTAATGCGAGGCGGCTTTAGTAATATGATGCTGCTAGGTAACTTGCAGTATGCTTATCACAAAGACCCTAAAGCGATTGAGGGAATAGTTAACAAGGTTTTGAAGAATGATTAATTTATATCTATACCAATCTAAAGCAGTTAGCGCCCTTAGAGAGAGTATATCTAAAGGCAATAAACGTCTTGTGTTATGCGCTCCTACGGGCGCAGGATAGGTAAAACCGTAATGTTTAGCTACCTCACTAGCCGCATAATAGCAAACAGAAAACGCGTTTTGATTTTAACGCACCGATCTGAACTGTTAACGCAAGCAGGTGGAACGCTTAGCAAGTTCGGACTATCTCCAATCCATATAAAGCCTTCTTATAGACCCAAAACTCTTAAAGGTAGTTTGTATGTAGCAATGACACAAACGCTCGTTAGACGCTTTAAAAAGCCTTTATACGATGAATGGCTGCAAAGCGGAGTAGATGTTATTATCGTTGATGAGTGCCATAGATGCGATTTTAATACAATCCTTGACAGCCTGCCGCCTCACGTGATAGTAATAGGCGTAACAGCAACACCACACCGTGAAAAGAACCAACCCGCGTTAAGCAGTTTCTATGAGGACATGGTAGAGGTTGCACAAGTTCAAGAGTTGATCGCACTAGGTAAACTAGCGAAACCGATTTCTTATGGTGTATCAATAGATTTAAGTGGCGTAAAAAGCAAAGGTTCGGACTGGGATTCTAATGAGGTCGGTAAGCGAATGGATGAGGTGCAATTGTATCATGGCGTGTATGAGAACTACATGAAATATACACCTAATCAAAAAGCGATAGTGTTTAGTAGTAGCATTGAGTCAAGTAAGACCCTAGTAAATTCCCTATGCGAAAAGGGATTACCAGCAAAGCACTTAGATGGCAATACCTCAACAAAGGAACGCAGAGAAACTCTTGAATGGTTTGCCAGCACACCTAATGCAATCCTTTCTAACATGGGTATATTAACAGCTGGGTTTGATGAACCAACTATTCAAGTAGTAATACTTTACCGTGCCACTAAGTCACTGCCTTTGTTTCTGCAAATGGTAGGGCGTGGTTCTAGGACTCACGAGGGCAAAGATAAGTTTACTATACTAGATTTTGGTAATAACATCGCTACGCATGGATTTTGGGAGCAGAATCGTGTATGGAGTTTAGAGAAACCGAAACGAAAGCGTAACGGCTTAGGAGTAGCACCTATAAAAGAATGTCCATCATGTAGTGCATACCTTGCAGCACAAGCAAAGGAGTGCGAGTATTGCGGTCATTTATTTCCACCGACTAAGGAGCAAGAGCAAGAAAGGGTCGTTGCTGAATTAAAGCGGTTAACTTATTCCGAAGTGCAAAAGGCTGCGATTGGTGCATCTTTTGAGGAATTGGAACAGTTAGCAAAGGCGAAAGGATATAAAAAAGGATGGGTATTTCATCAGCTTAAGACTAGGGGACAATTAGAAGAATACGCAAAGTTTAAAAATTATTCGCCAAAATGGTTGCAATATCAATTAAAATAGTTTATATTTGACACATGAAAGCAAAAGAGAAAGCAAAAGAGTTATATAATAATTACTATCAGCATGTAGCAGATGGAGCTTATCCAGAGTTAAACGCTAAACAATGCGCTTTGATTTGTGTTGATGAGATACTAATAGCCACTCGAACTTATTCTATTCTTAATAATAAAGATAGAACATATCATTACTCTAAACACTGGCAACAAGTAAAACAAGAAATAAATAAATTATGAGCAAAAACAACAACAGCGGAGGAACAGGTTTATCAGGATTTTTATTTTTGATATTTTTAATATTAAAGTTAACAGATGTAATAGATTGGTCTTGGTGGTGGATTACTTCTCCTTTATGGATACCTTTAATAATATTCGTTTTAATAAAGTTTATAATTTTAATCAATAATAAATTATGATAACATTAGTTTTAGGTTTAGCAATTTGCTACGGTTTATATTTAGTATTCCCTCTACTTGGGTTTACTTCATTCAAGCATTATGACATATTACTTGACACCGTACACGGTTACAAGTCTGTTGGTCGCTTACCTCTCAATCCGATTAAGTATAAGTTACACGATGGTTACTTTGATAGTATCAATGATGCTTATGAGTTTATAGAATCGCTCTAAGGTATGCAAAGCAACGAAGATAGACTACAAGCCGACGCTTATAAATGGTTTCACAATACTTATCCACACCTTAGAGGGCTACTGAACTACAACCATAACAATAGCCGCAACAAAATAGAGGGCGCAAAAAATAAAGCAATGGGATTGCAAAAAGGTCGCTCCGATATGGTTCTTTATCTCAAAGGGCGTGCGTTCATGATCGAATGGAAAACGGAAAAAGGAAAGCAACACGGCAAGCAAAAAGAATGGCAAGAGCTAATAGAAGCGAATGGCTTTAGTTATTACATTGTTAGAAGTGTTGATGAATTTAAACAACTTACAACCACACTATGTCACACCTACTAGAAGACCTATCCAAACTAGACACCTACTGGCGAAAAGTTGCGCTATCAATTTGCGGCTGTTCTGTTCTTGCAGATGACCTAGTACAAGAGATGTATTTTAAAATGATCGCCCGCAACCCTAAAGTTTGGAACAAACGATATGTTTGGAGAACGATATACAATCTGTACATGGATGAACTAAGGCGCACTAAGAAGATGACAGACCTAGAATATGTAGAGATCACAACCGACCCAACAGATTCTGATTGCATAGAGCGAGTGATTCAAAATGCGATGCAAGAAATGGACGAAGAAACCACAAAGGCGGTTATGATTAACATGGACGATACCGTACGTGGAACGGCTCGCAAAATGGGTTTTAGTGCATACAAACTATGGAGCAAAGTGAAAGCTGCAAAGGAAGAACTAAGAGAACGCACCGACTTGCAAACGGCTTATAAGCAACTTAAAAATGGAGATATATGAACACACAAGAAATCCCACAAGGCTGGTGGCTTAACGTTACCGTAATGGCTAACTATGAAGATACTTGGATAGTAGGTGTTCTGATTAAAAAGAAAACTACATGGCTCACAGAAGCAGTCTTCACTAATTTTAAGACATCAGAAGAAGCTTACTCAAAGGGAATGGAATTTATAAAACAAAAAACCTCACTTTAACGTTAATTAATATGGCAACAAAGAGAAAGAGAAAACCAAAGAGCAAAGGGCTAGGAGATACTATTGCAAAGGTTACTAAATGGGCTGGTGTAGAACCATGCGAATCATGCAAGAAACGACAAAGTAAACTCAACAAATGGATTCCTTACAATTCAGTCAAAAACGAAATGACACAAGAGCAGTTCGATAACTGGCAGCAATGGAAAACAGACTGGAACGGATCAACGCTTAACGATGACGACATGACACTTATAGAAGATATCTATAACTCTATAAGACATACCAATATAAGCCCTTGCAGAACTTGCGGTGGCAATGGTTGGGCGCAACTCATAAAGGTTGTTAATAGTATATCGGATAAGTATAAGTAAAATTAATATTTACAATGGAATTAAATGGAGGTAGGCGGTCAAACGGTGGGCATAGTACAAAGGCAAAGAAACCAATAGACCGAAGAAAAAACGAGTACAAGGAAGCGCTTAAACAAGCGGCAACCGTTGACGATGTAGTTGATGTAATTATAAAGCTAAAGGAAACCGCAATACAGGGCGATGTTCCAGCGATTAAACTATTCTTAGAGTACTATGTAGGTAAACCAAAAGAGAGTTTAGACATCACAAGCAATGGCGAATCATTCGACTTAAAAAAAGTATTCGGATTTGATAAAACTAAATGATAAGTTTGAGCCATTATTTTCTGCACCTGATACAGTCCGTTACTTTATATTAACGGGTGGTCGTGGGTCGCAGAAGTCATTTAGCACAGGTACATTTGCAAACCTACTTTCATTTGAGCCAAACCACAAAATACTATTTACAAGGCATACAATGACAAGCGCACACTTGTCGATCATTCCAGAATTTCAAGAGAAAATAGAACTGCTAGAAGCAAAGGATAAGTTTGCGGTTACCAAGTCCGAAATAGTCAATCTAAGTTCTGGCAGTGAGATCATATTCAAAGGTCTTAAGACCTCTAGTGGAGATCAAACAGCAGCATTAAAATCATTGCAAGGCGTTACAACTTGGATATTAGACGAAGCGGAGGAGTTAAAAGATGAAGATACTTTCGACAAGATCGATTTCAGTATAAGGCAAAAAGGCAAACACAACCGAATTATCATTATTCTTAATCCAGCTACAAAAGAGCATTGGATATATAAACGCTTCTTTCAGGATAGAGGCGTTCAAGAGGGCACTAACGGAATCAAAGGCGATACGTGCTACATTCATACAACCTACTTAGATAACATTAAGCACCTTAACGAATCGTTTATAAGTCGTGCCGAATCAATGCGATTAAACAAGCCTGATAAGTATAAGCATATTATGTTAGGTGGTTGGTTGGATAAAGCGGAGGGCGTTGTATTTAACAATTGGAAGTTTGGAGAGTTTAACCCAGATGGTTTGCAAACAAGCTTCGGTCTTGACTTTGGTTTTAGCATTGACCCTGATGCATTAACTGAAATAGCTATTGATAAGTCACGCAGAGTGATTTACCTAAAAGAGTGCATTTATGAAAAGGGTTTGCAAACAAACGTACTTAGTGCAAAGCTAAACACAATAACAGGTAAGAAGTTAGTAATTGCAGATAGTGCCGAGCCACGTTTAATAGCCGACTTAAAGTCAAGAGGTGCAAACATACAAGCGGTTAAAAAGGGGACTATCGAAAGCGGAATACAAATGATGTTGGATTATGATTTGGTTGTTGATCCTAAAAGCGTTAACTTAGCAAAAGAATTAAACAACTATGCTTATTCAGACAGGAATAGTAAGATGTATATAGATGACTACAACCACTTAATAGACGGAATAAGATATAACGTTACCTATCAATTAGACAATCCTCACAGGGGTAAATATTATGTATAATGAAACTAACAATCCCAACAAGCCAAAGCGAAATTACGCTTAAGCAATACATAGATGCACATGATAAGCCAGAGCGTGAACAGGTTGCAATCTACTTAAACATAACATTGGAGGTGCTAGATCAAATACCACAAGATGTGTATGATGAAGCATTACAATCGATAAGCAAAGCAATGCAAGAAGAACCAGAACTAGAGCGCTTCTTTACTATAGGCGGCACTAAGTACGGCTTTGTCCCTGACTTGAACGATATTGAGGTAGGAGCATTTGCGGTTGCAGAGGATGCAGTTAGTGATCCTAGCAAAGCGCACTTGCTTATGAATACTTTATACCGACCAGTTAAAAGGCAGGTTAATGATTTCTATTCGGTCAAGGGCTATGATTCTAGGGCTGCTAATAGAATGTTAGAAGCTCCCTTAATCGCATACAGTAGTTGCATACTTTTTTTTTATCATTTAGGGAACGACTTAGGGATTTATACCCAGAACTCTACACCACCTCAAGCCGACAGCAAGGCAGCGACTTAATGGAGGGCTTTAGCTTAAAATGGGGATGGTATCATACTTTTAATGTAATAGCTGCAAGTAATGGCTATTTCGGACTAGAGAAAGTTGAGCGTGAACCGTTAGGCTCTATATTGTACTGGCTAGCTTACCAATCGGATTTGGGTAAGGTTATGAATCCAAAGAGGTAAACTCACAGTATCGACTAACTTTGTGTTTGATTCCGTTTACATTAAAGTAAACTGTAAATATAATTCCGTTTTTGTATTGCTTATGTTGTATTTTCATAAAACAAATATACGCCTTTTCCGTTAATATACCATGAACGGATATTATTTATTACTAGAATATATTAAGGGCTTACTATTAGCCGACACGGACTGCAACACCGTAACTGATGGAGACGGCTTAGTAGATGCAGACTTACAGCGACAAGAAATATATCCATTAGCTCACATAGTAGCAGATGACGGTACATTTGTTAATGGTGTAATGCAGTTCAATTTAGAGCTGTTTGCACTTGACCAATATGATGAACAACTGGATAACGATCGAGATATTTACAATACGCAAATATACGTACTTAAAAGAGTATTCAACAAACTTAGTGTAAGCGAGGGAATTACCATACTAGGGGACGGATCATTTCAGAAAGTAGAAAAAAAAGAGAACAACCTAATTGGGTGGTCGCTCTCTTTAGTCGTGGAGGTTGCAGATGATGTTATGAGGTTTTGTTAGTATGGAAGTAGAAAAAGAGCTAAACAAATTTGGCAAAAGATTAGTACAAGCCAGTCGCAGCAGCTTAACACAGCAGAAGATTAATGCTAGCGGAGAGCTTTACAAGTCGATAGGGTATGATCTGAAAGTGTCTAAGAACAGCTTTGAGTTTAGCTTTGGCTCTGGATTGGATTATGCTAAGTTTCAGGATCAGGGTGTGAGTGGAACTAAGAAAAAGTTCAAGACACCATTTAGTTATAAGACAAAGAAACCGCCAGCAAATGTTTTCGAGTCATGGGCAAAACAAAAAGGGATTAAACCACGATCAAAACAGACTGGTAGATTTACGACATTTAAGTCATTCGGGTTCGCTATGAGCAACCACATATTTAAGCAAGGAATAAAGCCTAAGAATTTCATAACACGCCCTTTTGAAAATGCATTTAAAGCATTGCCAGAAGATTTGGTTAAGGCTTATGGGCTTACTTTGGATAGATCACTTTTACGTTAAACCTTTCCTCAACTTCCTTAATAGTCAACTGTTCTCGATCATCTTTGTATAGGTCTTCAAGGGTTGCTAGTTGGTTTTCATTATCAAAAAAGTAAACTTCATCATCTGCCATAGTTATGATTTTTCTATGATTGCAAAATAAAAACATCGCTTCTCTATTTTTTATATGTTTACCGCCAAACCTCCACTGATACCCCAACTCAAAAAGTCGTTTCTGAATTGCCTCACTATGCTCTGGGCTGTGCACTCTAAATTTTAGGTTTTTCATTGTTATTTCTTTAGTTTGCAATATACAACTAAAAACAAAACCGTGCAACTTTCCGTTAATAAAACATGGCTACATTTTCAGAAATAGATATTACTTTTTTAGATTCATTTGAGGTTAACACTGCTACAAACGTTCTAAGTATAGGTTACACCGACAATCAAACAGGGACAAGTCTATTAATAAACGAAACGATAGTAACAACTAGATTACAATCTGGAGAATTTTCAGTCGGTACGGATGCAAATACACAAGCACAAAATTATAAAGATGCATTAGATTTAGATATAGTACCGTCTGGAGATTGGGAGGTGTCAATATCAGGTGCAACCATAACCGTAAAGAGTACTTTGGACTTCATTCAGTTTAGAAGAGCAGCGGCAGGAGCACCCAATGACACTAGAATAACTGGAGTCATTAGAAACTATACTATACCTATTGAAAGAACTGGCGGAATACTTCCAGCTCGATCAAACTACTATATCAATAGAGATATAAATGATGCAGCTATAACACAACAGACAGTTAAGATATGGGTTGAGTCAGACCAGTTTAACGACGACTACGCACAAGCTACACCCAACTACACAGCTACACAATTACGCCCTAGTAGCAACTGGAATAGTTTTGATTTTGCAGTTAGTCAATACGCTAGAGACTTTATAAACCCAACACTACCAGACCTTTCGGCAAGCTTAGAGCCTAGTGAAGACGGATCAGTAATTGCAATGAGTGTATCTACAAGAAATAACCAGCAAGCAACGGACCAACCTATATTAAACCAAGTCATAACCACGCTAGGATATAGCGGGTATAATTTAGGAGCGAAACCGATATACAATAGAGATATATTACTTTGCTCAACTATAAACCAAGTAAAGAAAGGAGAGAAGATTGTAGTGCCTATTTTTACATTAGGTGGCTTATCACAAGTAGTTTTAAAGGGGTCTGATGGCACAACTATTGAAACGGTCAATGTAACTGCTACCAACTTTATAAAGGACGCCATAAGCTATGCTGTGTTTTCTACCGATAACATAGATGATGAGTATGTAACTGTAAATGATCAGTATCGCTTTGAGCTTATAAACGAGTGTAAATATGATACAGAAGTTGTTTACTTCTTGAATCGTTACGGTGCATTTGAGGGGTTAACGTTCTTTAAAACACAAAAGAAGACCGTTCAAGTTGAGCGATTTGGAGCGTTTAAAAACAATTATGTAGAGGGAGGTGTTTACAGCAACAAAAGGCATCTATACAGAAACGGTGGTGTGCAGGGTAGAGAAACATTGCAGTTAAGTAGTGGGTATGTAAGTGAGGCACAAAATGCACAGTTTGAAGATCTACTATTAAGTGATTACGTTTTCTTATCTGATAATTCTCCTATTAATGTCGATACGAATAGCATTGAGAAGAAAACTAGAATAGTAGATAAATTGATTAGCTACGATATTAGTTTCAAAAGGTCTAGCGATTTGATTCAGACGGTTTAAGATTTATGAGGTGAATGAGTTTGTTATGCTTTAGTTACTAATTCACAATTAATGCCTTTAGCTTTTAATTCTTTGTAGTGTTTAAGTGATTTTGTACGTATCATAATGTTTGTTTCTTTCGTTGGTTCAAATCTACAACAATAAAACAAAATACACAAGTTTCACGTTAATAATTAATGCAACCACAATTATTTATTCAAAGCGAAAGACTAGACCTATACCCTGATGAATCAATTAATTTGAATCAATCGGTGCAATCGCTTAGGGATTTAACCAAAGTGTTTACGGACTTTACTAAGTCTTTCAAAGTGCCAGCTAATGCACACAACAACGCTATATTCAAACACTACTACAAGAGCCAAATTGATGACGGCTACGATGCTAGAACTAAAGTAGCTGGTCGCATTGACATAAACGGCATTACTTTTAAATACGGTAAAATACAACTCAACAGCGTTGGTATAAAATCGAACGTTCCAGAGTTTTACGACATTGAATTTTTTGGTAATACAATTGAAATAAAAGAATTAATAGGAGATGACACTTTGCGTGATCTTACATCGTTAAGTGATCTAGACTTTGATTATACAGCGGCTAACGTTTACAACCGTTTACAATCTAATCAAGATATATCATTTGCGGTTGCTAGTTACGACAGACGCTTTATATTTAGAAATGTAAACCAAAGCACAGACAATATTGTAAACATTGCTTACAATTCATTATTTACGGACGGCATCGACTGGAAAGAGCTAAAAGGGTTTATAAAATTACGTGCTATACTTGAAGCGATAGAGACGGAATACCCGCGTTTAAACTTTAGCCGTGATTTCTTTGGACGTTCTGAATTTACTGACTTATATATGAGTCTAGGAATAGGAACGGATAAGGCTAGTCAGTTTGATACAACAAGCATCGGAACGTTAAATGTTAACACATACACAGCATTAAACTATATTTTACTTAAAAACATACATAGGGTTAATTGTGTAGTTAATAGTGGTACTAGTGATTACCGATTGGTTATTACTAAAAATGGAGAACGCATTTACGTTAGTAACTTCGTAAATGGTAGCTATAACTTTTCTTATGAAGAAAGAAATCCAGATGAGGGAGTTTTTGTATATGAATATTTAATTGAGTCAAACGGTGTTTTACAAATCGATGCAAATATAAATTTTAAAGAGTTTCAATATTTAGGATTCTCATCGATAATTAATGAACAAACAATTAGTAGCTCAATTACCACTACAATACCTCAATTTGATACTCTTTCAGAGATAGCAAATATAAAGGTTTTAGATTGGTTTACGGCAATCATTAAAGCGTTTAACTTAATTATACAACCGCAGCAAGACGGTACGTTATTAGTTAATGATTTAAACAGTTGGTATAAACAAGGTAACATTACAGATGTAAGCGAATATATCGACATAGAAGATATTAAGGTAGAGCGAGGAGAACTATTTAAAGAAATAGAGTTTAAGTATGAAGACAGCGAACAAATACTAGCAGCGGAATATGAGAGCCAATTTGGTAAACAATTTGGAGCTGAAGAAATAAGCTTAGAGGGCTTAGCTACTGATGACACTTTAGAAATAGAACTGCCATTTGAAAACCCACAATTTGAGCGATTAGATAGCAGTTTAGTACAATATGCGTACATTGTCGATAAAGACCAAGAGCCGTATAAAAATAAACCTTTTCTTTGTTATTTACCTACCATTGATTTAGGTAGTACTAACAGCATGATAGGCTTTAATACAGAAGATGCCTACACATTTGTAAAGTTTGCAAACATTCCTAGCCATTCACAGACGTTAGAGGGTGGGTTTACAGCTCAATTTGCAGCAGAATTTAGCGAGTACAATGGCAGTTTGCTTAGTGATAACCTTTATAGCAGGTTTTATTCGGACTATTTCAATGATTTATTTGATAAAAAAAGGCGTAAATACACTATAAAGGCGCAATTTACACCGACTTTGCTTACTAAAATAGCAATGAATGACCGCTTAATTATCAAAGGAGAGCGTTATTTAATTGACAATGTAGAGACAAACATAACAACTGGCGCGACTTCTTTGGTATTGCTTAACGATTTATTCACTGAATTAGATGCAAGCGATACGAGTAGCAGTTTAAGCAGTAAGAGTGGTGTGTTTAACACTAATGGAAGTTTTTATTATAGTGGAAAAAATGAATTTGCAATAGCTTTTACAGATTCTGACTGGATCACAATTGATTCACAACCGCCTCTAGTTAACTTTACATTAAGCGAAAATAAAACAGGGCAAGATAGAGCTGGATTGATTCAAATTCAAGATGGATTAAGCGATCCTAGTTTCTTAGTCTTCCAACCTGCTGGAGCTAATTCCGCTAAGTTTGACAGCACTACAATAACATTTGATAATACTATAACAACCTTTTAAAAAATGGCAATACAAAACATTAATCTAGGTACTGCACCTAATGACGGAACAGGAGACGACCTTAGAAGTGGAGGGAATAAAATAAACAAGAACTTTGAAGAGGTGCTAACCTTTACAGGTGGAGCGCAATATATTGATGACTTGTACAAGGAGTCTAGTCCGCTAATAATACAAGAGGGGTCTAGGGTTAAATTAACTTGCGACAATGATACGGTAATAGATGGAAATGTACCGCCTGAATTTAGTGGCACTATGTGGAATCCTACCACAAACAAACTCGTAGCTGTAAACGACAAAGATCGCTTTATTACTGAAATCAGATTCAAGGCTAAGAACTCAGTATTGAGCGGTTTCTTTGACATAGAAATTGACATAGGTGGAGCGCAAAATGTCATATCTAAACAAAGCGAGGTGTTTACAAAATCAGCAAATAATGAGCAATCTTTTAAAACCGTGTTTGTTTATTTTACAGGAGCTACATTTATACAAAATGGCGGAGATATATTTATAACCACTTTAAATGGAGACATGAGTATTTACGATATTGAAATAGTACCAACAAGAATACATAGAGGAAGATAATATGAAAGTTTTTTACGACAACGATAAAAGAAATATATCAATAGAGGGCGTGGGTGTTTATTTTCCTAACTCAACACTTGAGGCTATAATTGAAGACGGCAAAGTTTCTGTGCGAAATAAAAATAGTTTGATAAATATTTTTCATCTAGCGCATACAGATATTGAAAAGGAAGATGGTAGCAGTTCAGGTAGTGACATAAATGAGACTGTAACTTATCTAAACGATGAGTTTAATAAGTCACAACCTAGCGGAACAGAAGAATTTACAGGTGTGTTAACAACTCAAGTAGTTAATGACGATAGAATTAAAGCGGCTGACATTATATCTGTAATGCCAGTAACTGATGTTCTAGTAAAAGAAGCCCTCATAGTTACTAAGGTAATCGATGGATCATTTATTGTAATTAGGTTTACAATAGGAAGCGGAATTCATGTGTTAACTACTGCATTACCATTTAGATGGAAAGTATTATGATCACACAAACTATACGCGCTCTAAGGGAGACAAATAAACGCACAGAATTAACAGAAGTAGCAAAGGGTAGGTATAAGTACCCTAGCAATTGGAACGAGTTTAAAAACGCTTTAAAATGGCTATTGAGAAAGAAATAAAAATAAAAGTTGATACCTCTCAAGCAGAGGCTGGGGTTAAAAAGATAAATAAAGGTTTACAAAAGACAGAAAAAGAATCCAAAAAAGTTGGTGATTCTTCAAAAGCGGCTTTTGGTAAGTTAGATTCTTTAACTGGAGGAGCGATAAGTAAGGTAAAAGGGTTTACATCTAGTTTAAGCGGTGTAGCTACTGGTTTTAAAAGTATAGGCGCAGCTATTGCATTAAGTGGAATTGGGTTAATTCTTATAACCATAGCAGCTTTAACTGCTGCTTTTAAAAACAGTGAAGCGGGGCAAAACAAGTTTGCTAAATTAATGGGTGTTATTGGTTCGGTTACTGGTAACGTTGTTGATGTTATCGCAAAAGTAGGAGAATTTATAATAGATGTTTTTTCAGGAGATTCAGGAGCTTTAAAATCATTAAAAGATTTTGGTTCTCAAATATTTGATATTATTGGGCTTCCTATCAAAAATGCAATTGATATAGTTAAGGCATTAGGAAGGGCTTTTCAAGCGTTAGGGAGTGGAGATATTAGTGGAGCTTTCGATGAATTAAAAAGCGGTGTAAGCGATGTTAAAGAAAACTTGCAAGAAGCGAAAAGCGCGGCAACAGATTTTTATGATACCGCAATACAAGGAAGTAAAGAATTTGTAAAGCAATTACAAGAAGAGGCTAAAATTGCTGCTAACATAGCAGATCAAAGAGCAAAGGCTGACAAACTAGATAGAGATTTAATAGTTCAGAGAGCTGAATCAAACAGAAAGATAGCGGAACTAAGAGAAAAAGCGGCAAGGCGTGACTTATTTACAGACGCTCAAAGAAAACAGTTTTTAATAGAAGCATCAGAGCTTAACGAAAAGATTACGAAACAAGAAATTGAAAGCGCAAGGCTAAGGCGTGACGCTATTGTAGAAGAAAACAAATTAAGCGGTTCAGGTAAAGAAGATTTAAAAGCTGAAGAAGAAGCTAAAGCTCGATTAATCGAACTTGAGACAAAAAGAATACAAACTCAAAGGCGATTAAGTACCGAAATAAGTACTATAAATACGGCAGCAGCAGCACAAGCAACGGCAGCAGTTAAAAAGCAAGAGCAAGATGCGGCTAAAAGTGAGGAGATAGAACGCAAAAGACTTGAATCAATATCAAAAGCACGTGAAAAGTTTCAAGATAATTTAGAAAATATTGAAGCAGACACAGAAGAAAAGAAATTAGAGCTAGAAAAACAACGAGCGCAAGAAGAACTAGATAGGTTAATAGGTACAGAAACCGAAAAGCAAGAAGCGCAATTAGCATTAGATGATTTATTTGATAAAAAAAGAGAAGAATTAAGGGAAAAGAGAGAGTTAGAAGAACAAGCTAGGATAGATAAGATAGCAGAGTTAGGTAAATCAGAAGTTGAGATAGCTAGAGAAAAAGCAGCAGAATTAAGAGATCAAAGAATTGCTGAAATTGAAGAGCTAGTCGAAGATGAAGAAGAAAAATTTAGATTACTAGAAATTGTAAATAGAAAATACAAAGAAAAGATTCTAGATATAGATGAAAAAGCATCTGAAAAGCAAAAGGATTATGATAGGATTGTAGCAGAAAACAAAAAGGCGTTAATTATAGACGGTCTCGCAATTGTTCAAAGCGAGTTAAAAAGAGGTAGTGCAGTAAGCAAAGGAATAGCAGCAGCGCAGACGATTTTCGATACTCAACAAGGAATTACAAGTGCATTAGCAGCAAAAGGAGCGGATCAATTATTGCCATTTCCTGTACGATTAGCAAACGCAGCTCTAGTTGGTATCAAAGGGGCTTTGGCTTTAAAGAACATTTTAAAAACAAACCCTATTTCAGCGGCTGGAGGAACGGCACAAAACAACGCTGGAGCAGCCGGAACACAAGCACCTGCATTTAATCTTACCGCTTCTAGTGGTGTAAATCAAATAGCTGGAGACGTGCAAGGCTCACAACCATTACGAGCTTTTGTAGTAGGTTCGGACGTTACTAATCAACAACAAATGGATCGTGATACTTTCGGTCAGGCTGGTCTGGGTTAGATACAACTAAGTATATAAGCCATTAAAACGGCTTATATACGCTTGTTGTAAAACATATTGCTAATAAATGTATTCTCCACAATCAAGGCATTTGCTTTCATTCTTAAACCAGTACCTTTTATTCACATCGTGCAAGCAATCCGATTTTACAACACCACATAAATTTAATTTCTCGGTTAGTTTATCATTTTTAAACTTTAAGATTGCATTGTCTCTACGCAAGTCCTTTAACTCTTTCATTACCTTTAAAACCTGTAACATTTTTTCACTTCCTTTAATTGTAATTGTTTTATTTGCCATTTTATTTGATTTTAATTCGAAACTAATTTTATCTGTAATACGTTGTGGTGCATTAAAACGTTCGCTTCGCCACCACAACACCACATATAAATTATAGCCTAAGTAGGTGCTTCATTTGATGGTTCTGGCGTATCATCTTTTTCTTTTATTTTTCCTCCCCAGGCTTTTAGGTGCGCAATTAAACTATCCACACTGCCTTGATATTTCTTTGGGCAACGAGTACGGGAAACGCTACTTTCGTTTCCCGCTAAATATCTACTCAATTCTACCCAGTTTATTAAATTTTCCATTAGTTCCAGTAGTTTCTTTTTCTACTTCCTTGAGTTCTTACGGCTTCGTTCATTTCGTCTGAGTCAATTGTATAAAATTCATCTTTGTAATCATCAAAAGTTTCCCAGCTATTTTCCCAGTTTTCAGAATGCTCTTTTGCATCTACATAAGCCATTGCTTCTTCTTGGCTATCAAATTCATTTACTACTTTGTTGTTGTTTGTTCCGTCAATTAAAAAATAAGTTTTCATAATGTTTGTTTTAATTTCTATTGCTTTATTGCTCTACAAATATACAAGGATTCTTGAAATAAACAACACTTTAAATGATAAATTTTCAAATATCCTTGAATTTTAACATTTGTAATGGGTTTTGCTACGCAATTTGCCATCGCTCAAAAAAATAAAAGAAAAAGTGTAGGTGCTTAATTCGGAAGTTTGGGCGTTCAACGGCTACAATTCATATGCGTGGAACGTTACAAACAATTTAAACGTTGAGCTCAAATTTAGGTTTTCCTCCATTTAACAACTCATAAGTATTATCAATATTGTTTTCATAAATATGAGCATTACCTATAAAAAAGGTAATATTAGCTAAAGGAATATCTATTAGCTTTTTTCATTTTCTTGTATTTTTAATACTACATAATTAAGGGATATTTTATCTAAACCAACAGCTATATTGTCTTTACTGTCTGTTTTATATATTGACAAGAAATCTTCTTCAATTAAAATAGTATTTTCCCATCCAAATCCATCAACCCATAAATGAGTTATTATTGTTTTATCTTTATTAACAGATAAAAAATTCTTATTTACATCTGTCAAATAGTTTTCAAAATCGTTTGTTTTTGCACCCATAATTATTATTTTAAGTTGTTTAAAAAATTAAATCTTTCTATTGCTGAATCTAAATCAAATCTTTTTACAGACTTTTTACCGTTAAGACTTTTAATATAGTAATAGTGATATGGTTCATAAACGGCTTTTTCTTCTGAGCAATCACAATAACCAAAACATTGACAGCTTATAGGGTTAATTCTATGCTTACCTTTATACTCTTTAAGTATAGCCTTGTCCGATTGTTTTATAATTTTAATCATTATTCTACTCCGTTTTCTTTAACATATTGATAATGACCTTCTAAGTCATAATATTTTTGACAATATCCAGACTTAGTTAAAATATTGTGCATCTCACAAGCTATTCTATAAAGTTTACTTTCCTTTATGTCTTCTGCCATTTCTTCGGCTGTCATATCCATAAAATTTTTCATAATTATTTCTTTAAAGGTTTGTTATTTTTTCGCTTTCAATAAAGTTAATTAACTCTTTTAATTTTACTACTATTGATTCTTTTACTTGGTCTTGTGTTTTAATCATAATTGTTTTATTTTTTATTAATACTTAACTAATGCTAACAATGTATATAAAAAAGACGGTGTTCGTTGCTGTCTTCAAGGACTTTCAACTAAGACAAGGCAATTAACCTCCTTGTCGCACTGGTACGATACCGCCAATTTCATATACAAAACGTTAGCAACCGCCTAAAGACGTGCTACTCATTGTCTGCAACCTTGCAACCCTTAGAGCAGTATGTTTTACCGCTCGTAGGATTGCCGCAATGGTTGCAATTAGTTTCTTCTTGTTCCCAACTTGGGTGAGTATCTAAATCGTCAAACCAATCACTCATGGCATATCGTTTTGCATGTCTTGAGCTAATTCGGTTAGCCCTAAATCCGTAGCGGCATCAATTAACCATTCTCCGCTGTGTGTGATATAGTCTTGTTCTAAATCGATACTGTCAAACTTGTCTCGGATCAATTCGGTTAGTAAATCTTTTGTTGTGTCTTTCATAATTTATGTTTTTAATTACAATGCAAATATAATCGTAAAGTTGTTAATAACAAATAAAAAAGTGTTTTTTTTTAGAAATGTTGTCAATTGTTACCATTATGTTATCAATAGTGTAATAATTCAAACCCTTG